TAAGATATACACTTCAGGACTGTTTATTAGTTCTTCAAACATTTCATTCTCATCTTCACTTATATAGTCTGTATTCATTTTTATTTTCTCAGTAGCATTAACTCTGAAAGTCTTTTTACCTCCTTTGTAACTATCCACTCTGTAAGCTGCTTCATTCCAAGTTCCTGCTAATTGCTCGTATGTAGAACCTTTAGTTGATATTCTTCTTACTGACTTCTTAGTGAATGTATAGTAATCCCAAGCACCCCATTGATTTAACCAACAAAGTCTTATAGACTCAAATCCTTTAGTATCAGGACAATTTATGTTTATAGTATATTGTTTAGCTATTCTAGGGTTGGAAGCAGAAGTGTCAAAAGCCTGTATATCTATTGAACCACCCTGTATTGTTCCTGCTGAAACGAAACCTGCAAACATACTACTTCCATCTCTCATTAAATTAGCAGGGAAACAACCAAAGAATAAAAGTCTTTCAGATATTTCTGTAGTGAAAGTAGTATAAGCTCCATTTGCAAAAGTCTTGTTTATACTTTCGTTTCCTAAAGGGTTTCCTGAGCTATCATTGTAAGTTAGTTTTATATAGTCTAAATCGTCATTAGGTGCTAAAAAAGCAATCGTTCCATAATCTTCTAAGTTAGCATACTGAGTAGCAGGTGCGTTTGTCAAGAACCTGTCTGTTGGAGCTGAAAGGTTAAAGCTACTCAAATCATATCCAAAGTCATTAGCAGTAGACCCTGTACCCATTGTAAAAATATCTGAGTATTTTAAGTAACCATTAAAAATCTGATAATCAACTGAGTTTTCTTCTCCACCTGAAACTGTTACACCTGATGCGTCAATAAATTGTGTTTTAAACTGAACAGTAAGCCATCTAGCCCCTTTTTTATTTTTAGAATACTTATCTATTAAATGCAAAGGGTGAGGTGTGTCATCAGTTGTTGTAACACCTTTATACTCACTAAAGTTTGCAGCCATATTATCAGCACTAACATAATTTTCTACTACTTGTCTGAAATCAAATATACCGACTCCTGCATTGTTAGGAGTTGTTTTAAAAGTAGCTGTTGGTACTGTAACTGAAGATATTGCTGTAGGTGTATTGTCGCTTATATAAACATCAGCAATAAATCTTACATTAGTTTGTGAAGCTACTACTGTATTGTTAGATACTACAAAAATAACTTCTTGTCCTACAGGAAGCTGAGCGTATAAAGGTTTCTGTTCTATTATTGTTGCCATTTATTTTACTGTTGTTAATCCGTTAATGATATCATTTTTTACTGCTCCTAACATTTCTTTCCCAAACTGCTTTAAACCTAACATCAAAGGCTTTTGAAAGAAACTTATTCCTTGTATTCCTTTTCTCTTAATGCTTCTAGCTATTAAAAAAGATATGCTTTTCCTTGACATAAATCTTCCTTTTTCATCTCTTGGTGCTATACCTTTTTTTACTATCCACTTATCAAGCACTCTGCTAGGTGGTTGCTTTGTAGTGTACTTATAAGGACTTGAAATTGTCCTCCCCTTATAATCTTTAAAACTTCTTTTTACTTTAGTCCCTGAAACTCCCTTATCTACAAAAGTACCATAGCTATCCATATAGAATTGAACGCTAAAACCTTCAGCAGAAGTAATCACTTTAAAGCTTAATGACTTTTCTAAATTAGTACCACCGCCTTTAGCTTTTTGTAAATTTCCTTTTGCTCTGTTTACTACTTGCTTCCCAAAGCTATTAAGGTATCTTTCAAGAGCTTCTGTCTTCATTATACTAGACCTGCAAAGATTTCTACTTGAACATCAGTTGTTGCTGAAGGTCTTACCTCTACAGTAACCAAATCTTCTAATGTAGGAAATGCAGGAGTTGCATCTACTTCACCAATTAATGCTTCTTCAGCTTGGAATAAGATATGCGAACCACCTGCTCTTACTGTAACTTGATAATTAGTAGCTGCTGTTACAAAAGCTACTTTCATATCTTGGTCATCACTTAAATTAGTAACTCTCAAGTACTTGCAGTTCTCTACATCTAAAGCACCATCTGCACTATGCGGTGTTGAACCAAATACTGCTACTGTTGTAGTCTGTGTGTGAGTACAAGTTAATATTCTTTCAAATACATCTACTATACCTGTTGTTGTTAAAGTGTTTGTAGAACCTCTGACTGAGCCGTTAAGCACTACATTTTCTGTGATTGTTGTTGTTAAATCTGCCATTTTATAATTTTATTGTTATTTTAAATTTCTTCCACCCTATTTGAACTATTAATCTTCCTATCCTAAACTTGAACATTAGTAACCTGCACCTCTTGTATTAACAGGAATATTACAAGTTTGAAAGTCATTCTGAACTAATACTCCTAAGTTAAATACATACCCACAACACAAATTGTCAAAGCGTTCTTGAAAAGGCTCAATAGTGAATTGGTCTTGTGTAAAATATATAGGTTGATTAATATCATTTACTCCTTCTATTGATTGTCTTGAACTGTGTCTAAGCATACCTATAATATCTGTGCATATTTCTAAAGTCTGATTGAATACTTCTTGTTCGTTATTTTTAGTATTGACTAACTTAGTTAAAGCTGCTTGTTGTGCAGTTTGCCAATCTGACTTTTCAGATACCATATCCATTACAAAGATTTGAAAGTTGTATGTCAATTGACTATCACCTGTTGTAACTGATGTTGGGTTTATATGTAGTAACGGAAACTTCTCCATCTTCTCAAGATTAAGGTCATATATATCTCCAACTGAAGTTGTGCTGATTTGGTCGTGATACTCACCAAGTCTAAGCAAAGTATTTACTACATTATTATAAGTCTTATTATTAACCATTTCTTTTTACTTTATTTTGTGAGTTTAGGTCTGTTTCATAACTTAACCAAGTCAAGCATTCTAACAATCCTAAATTCGTTATTCTTTCTAAATTTACTATTTCACCATTTGTCAATCTATACATCACACCAAACCACCCCCACTTCTCTGCAAAACTTTCTGAAGCTATTGCGTCTTCATTTCCTTCAGCTGCTCCATCAAATACAATGGCAAAATCTCTGACAACTCCTTCCCTAAAACAAAAAAAAACCGTAAAGCACTTTGTACCTGTTGAGCTGACATCTTTTTCATTTCTTCTGTCCTGAGCCGTATGTCTCCATCATAAGCGTCAATAATATAAATGTCATTCTTCTTTTCTTTTATCGGTCTATAAAGAACAGCCATTACTTCAGGTAAATGCTTTTCAATTCCTCCCTTAATAAATGTTTCCAAGTCGGCATACTCCCCCAATGTTATACTATCCAAATCAGGGTGAAAGCCATACTCAACACCATCTATTTCAATTATCCTTTTTAGCTTTGTATCTTGCTTATTCTGTAGCTCTGCTATCCTACTCATTATAACTGCTACATCTGATAAAGCTAATTCCTTTACTAACTGCTTAGGAATATTAGATAACACTGCTATTGTTTCCTCTGCTTCTTCAGTCTTACTACCTGTTTCAAAATCAATAAGTTGCAACCATTTCTCAAGAGTTACATCTTCCCAACTGTTAATCAATTTGAACTCTTTTACCTTACCTTCCTTTTTTACTTTTACTTTCATCTGTTATATAATAGAAATTTGTTAATTTTAGTTTAACGATTTTTTTACTGCACATAATACTTACCTGCGTTCGGGTTGTCTAAGTGATAAATAACATTGTATCTTATTCCGTCTATTGCGTGATTGTAGTTATCTACATAAAGCTTAGAACCTTTGTCAGCGTATATATAGTTATTCAATTCTTTAGCTATGTTCGTACTCTCAGGAGTTATAATTAATTCATAGTCTTGCATACGAGTTATTCCACTTTCAATAGTTCCTTTCTTTACAGGCTTGATGTTTACCCCTAAATGTCTTAAATCGGCTATTAGTCTTGGCTCTGCACTATCAGCTATAATAAGTTTATTGTCTACTTTGTCTAATATGATTTTAGCCAACTCATTTGACTTTATACCATTCTTATAGATATGTTCTTTTAAATATATCTTACGCTTCCTTTTATCAATAGCTACTTCTGTAAGACTATCAGGGTCTACACTAAAACCAAAGTCCATTCCACAAGAAGTCTGAAGTCCATCAGGATTAAATTCTCCTATACTCCAATTCTCAAATACAACTCCTTCTGCTTTATCTAACCAACCCCCAAGTATTTTGTGCTGATACTTTTTAAAGTTTCTATGCTTTATAGTCTTAATACGCTCTAGGAAGCTCTGTGAGAGATTATCTTCATTGTCTAGGTATGTACTATGTATATAGCATACATTGTCTTTAAAGCCGTTAAAACCTGCTGAAACTCCTTTGTCCTCAAAAAACCTCTTATATATCCAATGCTCTTTAGTAACAGGATTAAGTATAAGTATAATTCTATTCTGTATTCCCTTTTCTCTAATACTCAAGTCAATAGTGTCAAAGATATCTTCATCAATAAGTTCTTCAGCTTCATCTAACACCCAAGTGCTTATTCCTTGTAATGACTTTAGACTTGCTGTTTGATTTCCTGCTGAAGTCTTGATACCTCTAAACAGAATGTCTGACTTGTTTCCTAAATTAACAACCTCAGCTTTGTTTACACTAAAGATGTTTTCAAAACCTAACAGACTTATCTTTTCTAAGAACTCAGGAATGATTGATAGGTGAGCTGATACCATTGTAAATCTTGTAAACAATACTCTTATGTTCTTAGACATAGTAAGTAAAGTCAAAAAGACTGTTACAGCAAAAGACTTACCTGAACCCCTACCACCTGTTATAATGAAGTATCTAGCGTCAGAATTAAATAGAGGGTTATATTTATTACTCAGTATCAGTGTCTACAAATGTTATTAAAGGTACATTAAGACTTTCATCATTTGTTGTAACATCTACCCTTTGTTGAGGTTTACCATAGAAGTATTCAAAGAACAGCTTGACAGCCCATTGTTCTTTCTTGTCAATACCGCTTTCTAAAGACTTTAAAGCCTTCTCATTCATTGGTGTTAAGTTCTCTATTAACTTTTGTTCTGCTGCTTTGCTTTTGCGTCCTGCACCCTTCCTTGCACCGCCATTGTTTATTCGTTTATCCATAATTGAAATAGATTGATTATTCAATCCTTAGTATATAATAGAAATTATTCGTATTCATTTGGAAGCATTAGTCTGATACCCAATTCACTTAACGCCCATATCCTTATTTGTTCTGCATACAATTCAAATTCTCCTGTGTTCATTCTTGCTGAACTATTGATAACTTGAAGTCCTACTTGTTTGTCGTTTATCTCTATACTTTGCCATTCACTAGCAAACTTTACCTTTAGACAATCGTGCATTTCATCAGGGAAGTAACCAAGCTCTGAAGCTAACGGTTGTACTATACAAGCCCAATAGTAATTGTTTTGCATATTGCTTCTATTGTTTCTTTGTTTCTTAACATCTACTATGTAATCGTTCTCTAATTCTTTTAGATAGTTTATTAGACTTTGCTTATCTTGATTGTTCTTTATTACAAACTTCATTACTTAGTCTTACTTCTTATCTTTTCTGTTGCTCCTTCCCATAGTTTATCTCGTTTCATAGTTAGAGTAGGTTCTGTTCTTTTAAGGCTTGGCATTCCTTCAGTTGGTTCACTATCCATATACTTACCACATTCACAGAGTGCTTCCTTAGTTACCCATTTACCATCTCTTAGAACTATTGTAGCTTTACCTATTTCCATAGTGTTTCCACATTCGCAACTATACAGTGTCATTGTGTATTCTGTCTAGTTCAAAGTGTAAATGATTTATTGCTTTTCTAATATCTTCAACTCCTCCGTCATTGTGTTTGTTCTTACTTCTCAAAAGGTAAGTTACTGCTGTTCCTATATTGTAACTGAGGTTAAAGTTACTTACTACATCTTTAGCCATATAGCCGTTCTTTCCTTTATAGTAATCAGGTACTTCTTGTAATTCAATTGGTGGCATATTTTCTAGGTTTTTAATTAGTTTATTGTTTTGTTTCATTATCTATAAGTTTAATCAATTGGTGCGGTGTATATATTCTGCTATCACCGTCATAGTTTTCAAATATACAAGTAAAGTTGTCTTTCTCCCAAGTCCAAAGACTTCTAACATTCTTTTTAATGTGGCTGTTCAATA